AACAATTATAAACGAACCTCTTGCTTTACCTAGTAATGCAAGTCCAATAACTTTTGATGAAACGGATATAAGGACGAGATGTGCTACTTGTAATTGCAATGGATGGTTAGATTATTCAAATGGAAATCCTAACTTTAAAATATTTGGAAATGGATACACAGGATATTATGATGTAGAATTTAGTGCCTCAGTTAGTACAGCTACACCTGGCGTTGTTGCAATAGGATTATTTCAAGATGGTGTGTTAATTCCTGACACTGTTCGTGCCGTAACAATTGCAGCGGCTGATGATTATGAAACAATTTCTTTTGATAAGAAATTAAGAGTATGTCCACGTGGAACGACTAATATATCAGTTCAAAGTGTTTCAAGTGTGCCAACACCAACAGATCCAACAACACCAATAGCAACCACACAAGCAATTATAACAAACGCTACGTTTAGTATTTCAAGAATCTAATGAGAAACAATTTAGATTTGACATCATTAATCTTGCAATTATATAGTGTTATTTTATTGTTGCAAGACTTTAATAACACAGACTTGATGAGAGAATTACAAAAGCAAGACAGTGAGTATTTAGAAAAAATAATAAAACAAAATGAAGAAATATTAGAAATCCTTAAAAGGAAGGAGGAAAAATAATGAAAGAGAAATTGGAAAAGAAAACGGAAGAAAGTATTAATAAAATACTTGACGAAGGAATTACTACAAACAATTTAGATCATCTTTATAAATTAACAAAGATAAATCATATAGCAAAGGAGGAAGAGAATATGAATTACGGAAATTATGGAAATTATGGTGCAAGACGTCCAGGATATGATTCATACGGACGTGATAATTATGGAGAATATGGAAGAGATAATTATGGACGTCGAGGATATGATATGAAATATCGTGGCGAAGATGAGCTTGATAGAATGCATGGAGAATATGGTCGTTACATGGAATCACGTTCAAGATATGGTGCTGGCGAAGAAACAGATAAATCATTTCATTACATGGTAAAAGCACTTGAAGATTTTATTATGGTATTGAAAGAAGAAGCTGAAAATCCACAACAAAAACAACAATTAATGCAAGCTCTACAAAATTCTATGAGATAATATGTATAAGTATTATAATGCGAACGCTTTAAATAAATATGAGGATGATTGTGTTATCAGGGCAATTTCGTGTGCAACTAACAAATCGTGGGATTATGTATACGATTATTTAAGTGACATCGCACAATATGAAGGAACATTATTTGATAAAAGGGAATTTGTGAGGAACTATTTAGATAAAACCTATCAAAGGTTAGATGGAATTTATGGAAATGTAGGATATGTATCTTCGCTATTTCCACATAATACTATTTTAATAACAATGCGTGGGCATATAGTATGTTCTAAAAATGGTGTGATATATGACACGTTTGATTGTCGAGATAGAGAAGTCGAGGATGTTTGGCTTGTAAAATAATTTATAATGTGTTATCATTAATATGATATTATTTTTAATATCAATTTGTTCATTAAATCACATATAATTATGAAAGAAAGAGTGTTTTACTCTTTTTTTCTTTATGATATAATTTAAATGGTGGTGTTGTGAAAATAGGCGTTGATAAGAATTCATATAAAAAAATAAAAGATGATGAAAATGAATATATTTATTTATTTAAAAATGAGAAATTAGAAGATTTATTAAAAACAGGATTACATTGTATAAGATATAATATATGTGATTATGTTGATATAAATACGACTGATTATAATGTTGATTGTTTAAAAAAGTGTAAAATAACAGATAAAGATTGGAATAAAATAGAAAAGAAAAATTATAAAATAGGTATAATAATACCAAATTGTAATTATGAACATACAGTTGAAAAATGCTTAAAAAGTATAGAAAGACAAACATATAAAAATTATGAAGTTATATTTATAGATGATATGAGTATGGATAGGTCTGTTTATTATGCAAGTAAATTTGAAGATAAATTAACAAAACTAAAAATAATATCTTTACGACAAAAACGATTAAATGGTGGAGCTAGAAATGAAGGATATTTATATTTAAGTAATGATGTTGATTATGTTTATTATATTGATTCAGATGATTGGTTTTATGATGAAAATTCTCTTGAAGAAATAAATAATAAATTGCAAAAAGATCCAGATGTTTTATTTGTAGGGCTTGCAGATTATAAAAATGGAAAAACAAAAGAATGTTATATTCCAAATTTTAAAGATAAATACCAAGCTATTAGAGGTTGGAGTGGAAGTTGTGGAAAAGTTATAAAAAAAGAACTTGCAACTAGACAAGAGTGTTTATATAAAGAAGGAACTTTAAAAGAAGATAGAAATCAACATTGTGCAATTTGTTTTTATATGAAGAATTTTGAATTATTAAAAAAACCTATCTATGTATGGAATAAAGAAAATCGTAAATCAATAACAACAGTTAGAAGTAAAAATATATTATGGAAAACAAGTACAATAAGACATTATGCTGACACTTTGGAATTATATTTAAAATTAAAAGGACAAGATTTAGAAATTGATAAATATTTAAAAGAAAGAGTTGAAAAAACTAAAAAGGAGATGTTAGAAGGTGGAGATAGACAATGGTAAAATAAAACTTTCAATTATAATACCTTATTATGAAACTTATGAATTAACTTTGAAATTATTAAGAGAACTTGCAATACAAAAAACAGATGAAGTTGAAATAATACTAATAGATGATTATTGTGAACATCAATTTCAAGCAATGCGTATAGATGAAAATGATATATTAATAAATAGTGGAATAATATGTATAAATCATGAAAAAAATAAAGGTGTTGCTGAATCAAGAAATGAAGGTATAAAAGAAGCAAGAGGAAAATATATAGCATTTATAGATTGTGATGATATGATTACTATGGATTATATAAATACATTATTAAATGCAATAGATACATACGACGTTGATGTTATAAACTTTAATTGGTATGACATGACAGAGCATAAAGAGTATAGAAAACCACATAATCCAGCGCCATGGAAACAAATTTATAAAAAAGAAACAATGCCTAGATTTAGTGAAGATTATGAGTATGGACACGAAGATGTAATTTTTCAAGGTGAGATAGATAGTGGAAAATATGATATAATTTATTTGGATAAATTACTTTATTTTTATAATTCAAATAGAGAAGGTAGTTTATTTTGGAAAAAAACACATATGGAGGAAATATGATAAAGTGTGAAGTAATAAAAAAATTTAGTTTAAAAAAATTTAATGAATTAAAAAAATTAGTAAGAGCAACAAGTAGAAAAGATGAAGGAAGATTATTTATTGGTGATGTGTTTGAATGTGATAAAGAAATGGCTGATTATTTAACTGGAAATAATATTAAAAAAGATGTAGTTGTTAAAATATTAGAAGTTATTCCTGAAGAGAAAATAACTGCTTCAATTGCTACAAATACTTATTTAGATGATACACCGATAAGAGAAAATAAAATAAAAGAAATAAAAAAAACATCAAAAAAGAAAAAGAAAGACTAAAAGTCTTTTTTTTATAAAAATTTTACAAATAATACAATTTGTGTTATAATATATACACAAATGGAAAAAGCCATTTATAAGGAGGTTAAAATGAATATTAGTCCAGTTGCTAATGAATTAATAATTGCAATAAACAATTTTAAGGAAGAAAGTAGTAAAACAGGTTATAGATTTACAATAGAAGAGCAAATAAGACTTGAAAGAGAAATTACAATTTTACAAAATCATATTAATTTATTAATTGATTATGAATTAAAAAAAGAAAAAGAAGAAAATTAGAAAGTTCTAAAATGAATTAACAAGTGTTGAGGTGGAGAATAGACCACATCGATACGAAATAAGGAGGGTTAAAATGGATACAAAAAAAATAGAAGATTTAGAATTTGAAATTTTTGTATTAAAGCAAGAAATTCAAAATGTGAAAAATGAAGAAGATAAAACAGATCTCAAAAGAGAATTAAGAAAAGCACAAAGAAAATATAATCAAATAAGGGAGAATCTAAAAAATGAATAATAAAATAAAACCTATGGTTTATCAAATAGAACGAAAAATAGAATTATTATATAAAAGTAATTATAAAGACTATAATTATTATATTTTAAATCTAGGAACACATCCGACAGCATATATAGAAATACCAAAAGGAAATAAATTATATGGTAAAGATTGTAATGAAATATATGACATGGGATATGATATATATGTTCACAGAGGATTAACTTATAGTGATAATGAATTAATGGGTGTAAAAAGTAAAAATTGGTTTATAGGTTGGGATTATGCACATGCTGGAGATTATATAGGTTATTATGAAGATTTTAATAAATGGGGAATAAATACTATAAATAGATTATATGATTGTAAAAAATGGACAACTAAAGAAATAATAAAAGAATGTAAAGATGCAATAGATCAATTAATAGACATTTTAAAGGAGGAATAATGGAATCAATTTATTTAGAAAAAATAAAGAATATAAGTAAAATATCTATTTCTGATATTTGTAAAGAATTAAAAATAAATAGAAGTAATTTATTAAATGGAAAAACAACAAGTGAAAATGAGAAAAAAGTTTATGAAAAATTTATTGAAAAAGTAGAAAAAGAAAAAATATGATATAATGGAGTAAAGAGGTGAAATTATGGCTAAAAATTATGATGATATCGGTGGAGTTTGGCGTACTATTGGTGGACGTAGAGTATTTATTAAAACTGGACAAAATTTATCTGATGCAATGAAAGAAAGTGGAAAGTTTAAATTATCTAAAAAGCAAAAAGAAGCAGGAAATAAATTAAATAAAAATGCCGAAAATGGTATTAGAGAAGATTTTAGACAAGTATTAAGTGGCAAACAAATTTATGGTGGAGAACCAAAAGAATTAGCAAAAGAATTGTCAAATGAATGGGGAATTGATTTAAAAAGAACAGAAGAAATATTAAATGAGGAAACTAAAAAATATCTTAATGAAAAGAATATGCCAGAAGGTGCTAAATTTAGTAAAATGTTAGAAGAATCTGGAGTTAGAACATTTGCTGATGATATAAAAGAAAATGAAACAGGGTATGAAACATATTTAAGAGATACACAAGGAACAACAAATGAAAAATTAATTAATGTTGGTAGAGAAAAAGAAAATAGAATCGATTATCAAAAATATAAAGATGAAGTTATAAGAAATATAAATAAAAAAAGGATGGAAAAAGGAACAACAAATTTAAATCAAGCATATAAAAAAGCGTTTGAAGAATATAAAAAACAGCATCCTAATTCAAAATTAAGTTTAAAAGATTTTATAAAAATGAGTGAAGAATAAAAGTGCATTTGCACTTTTTTTTTGTTTGTGATATCATTTATGTAGGTATTAAATCACACGTCTTCGTGGGACGTTAAAAGAACGATAGGAGGAAATACTATGAGGGAATTTTTAAAAGGCTTAGATTTTGATGCTGAAACTATTGATACTATCATGGCAGAACATGGTAAACATTTAACTGGATTAAAGGAGCAAGTTGAAAACTATAAACAAGAAATTGAAAGCTATAAAAATCAAATAAATGAGTTAAATTCAAAAGTCAGCGAAAATGAAGAATCTTTAAAAAATTTGCAGAATTTAACAAATGAGAATAATGATTTAAAGGCAGAGATTCAACTAGGAGGATCAAATGTCAAAAAAGAATTTTCAAAATTTGTCAGAAGTGAAGTAATGTCAAATGTTAAAGATGATGTTGACTTCGCACATGCACTTGAAAATTATAAAAAGGAAAATCCTCAATATTTTGGAGATACTGTAATTAAGAAAGTGCAGAGTTCACCTAATTTAAATAATAGTGGAACTCAACCAAGAACTACTAATGATATTATGAATGATTTGTTACGTGGTTCAGTAAATAATAATGATTAAGAAAAGGAGAAAATAATATGCCAAGTGTTACTGGAATTACAAGAACTGATGTAGACAGTCTAATTGAAACACAAGTTGCTAATGAAATTTTTGAAGGCACTATTAGAACTTCAAAAGCGTTATCAATGTTTAGACGTTTACCTAATATGACAAGCGATAAAACGAAATTAAGAGTTTTAGACTCACTACCAATCGCTTATTTCGTAGATGAAACAAATAATAATGGTAGAAAAAATATTACTAAAATGGCATGGGATAAGAAATTTATCAATGCAGCCGAATTAGCAGTAATCGTTCCTATTAAGGAAAATTTATTAAATGATACAAGTATTGATGTATGGGCAGAAGTACGTCCAAGAATTGTTGAAGCTTTTGCTAAGAAAATCGACAATGCTATGTTCTTTGGAATAGATAAGCCAACAGATTGGAGAAAAGGACTTGTTCCATCTATAATAGAAGTAGGAGCAGAAGTTAATGAAACTGGACATCTTTATTCTGATATAAATGATGTAATGACTAAAGTTGAAGAAAGTGGATATGATGTAAATGGTTTAGTTGGTGGAGTTGGTCTAAAAGGTAAATTCCGTATGATGACTGATACTACTGGACAACCTTTACAAACTACTGAAATTGGTAGTGTTCAAAGAAACTTTATGGACAATGGAGTTTGGGATAAAACTAAATCAACTTTAATTGCTGGAGATTTCAATCAAGCAGTATATTCAATTCGTCAAGATGTTACTTATAAAGTATTAGACCAAGCTGTAATTCAAGACCCAGCTGATGGAAGTATTTTATATAATCTTGCACAAGAAGATATGGTTGCTTTGCGTGTTGTAATGCGTTTAGGTTGGGAAATTCCAAACCCTGTTAATGCATTAAATGAAACAGAAGCAAGATTCCCATTCGCAAGCTTAAAGCCTGAAACTGAAGAAGAAGAAACAAGCTTATAATAAAAAGGAGGCATTATGGAATTTAGTAATCAATACCTTGCTTATGAAGAATATATAGAGTTAGGTGGTACTATTGACCTAGTGCCTTTTAATCTATTAGAATTTGAAGCAAGAAAAAAAATTGATTTAAGAACACAAAATAGATTAAAAAATATAGATATAAATGAAATACCTGAAGAAGTAAAAATATGTGAATTTAGAATGATAGAAAGTATGTCAAATGCTGATGATAAAATAGAAAAAATGAAACAAAATGTTATTAAAAGTGAAAATATAGATGGTTATTCAGTTAGTTATTTAAGTGGAAATGAAGTAAAAGATGTTTTAGAACTTCAAGAAAAAGAACTTCAAGACATAATGCTTGAAAGTTTATATGGAGTTATAGTAAATGGAGAACACATTTTATTTTTAGGAGTAGACTAATGATAACAAATAGCAAATTAACTATTTATCATAAAGAATTTGATGTAGAAAATAGAATAGAGAAGTGGATAAGATTTAATTATAGTGAAGTATGGTTTTTTGGTGGACATGGAGCAGGAATTGACAAGGGTTATGAAAATGCAAATGATGTTCAAATTAGAATACCATATGATTTATATGAAGATTTAAATATTGATGATTTTAAAATTGGAGATATCATTGTAAAAGGAGATCTGAATTTAGATATAAATGTTCAACAAGATATCCCTAAAACATATGATGTTTATAATATAACAAGCATTAATAATAATGATTTTGGAATGAATCCTCATATTCATCTCGGAGGTAAGTAATGCCTGTAATAATGAAACCCACAAGTCAAATAAAAACGAGACTTGGAATTCAACCTAGTGGACCAGCACAAAGATTTTTAACTCATACTTGTAGAATTCATATGGATAAATATGTTCCTTATGATACTGGAACGTTGGCAGGTACAACAGATGAAGCTGTTGATAAAATTGTTTATCCTCAAGAGTATGCTAAAATTGTTTATGATGGTGTACGTGAAGGAAAAGAATTAAATTATCAAACAGATAAACATCCACTTGCTGGACCATATTGGGATAAAAGAATGGTAAGTGCTGAAATTCATGAAGTTGAAAAAGAGGTTGAAGACTTTATAAAATATCGTGGAGGTAGTTATTAATGGAAGAATATGAAAATGCGAGGATTTCAAAATTAAGAGATTATTTATTTGAAGTTATTGATACTCTTGCTAAAAATAAAGAATATCAAATTAATGCTGATATGTTAAGTAATGAAGTTGATAATTATTCACTTAATAAAATTCCTGTTCAACCTATCGTAGAAAGATGGATAACTGGATTTACAAGATATAAAGAGGTATATGCGTTTAGAAGTAAAATGGCTTATTCACAAGATGTAATTAATAATTTATCTAATATTAATTTCTTTGAAAATTTTGAAGAAATAATTAGACAACAAAATAAAGAAGGTAATTTACCAGATATTGAAGGAATAGAAAGTATTGAATGTTTGAACTATGGAACAATGATTCAAGCAGGAACAAACACGGCAATATTTGAAATTCAAGTGCAAATTATTTATAGAGAAGAGGGAGATATATGAAATCAATAAAAGCAGCAATAAATTTTACTCTTGGTAAAAATAAATATATTGCTGGTGAAGAAATTAAAATTGATGATATTAATTTAATTAATAAATTAAATGAAAATGGATTTATAGAACCTCTATCTTATGAAGATTTGACATTAATTGAAAGAGAAATAAAAAATAAAAAAAATAATGAAATGGAGGGAAATTATTTATGATACCAGATAGTATTGAAAAAGTAAAAAGAAGTCAATTCTTAACATTTCTTGATACAACGCCAAATGGAAATTCAAGAACATGGGCTGTATTAGGAGTTGGAATTACTGATTATGGAATTTCATATAATCCACAAGTTGAAACTGAAAAATGGATTATTGAAGATAATGCAAGAAGTGATCATACAAGTAATCAAAAGCAAGCAAGTGTTAGCCAAAAAATTTATAAAAATGATCCATGCTTTGAATTCGTAGAAGCAGGAAGAGATCAATTAAATTATAAAACACATATTCTTGACATTGATAGATGGAATGGTGAAAATGGTACATATCCAGCTAAAATGAGTGATGGTTTAGTAGCAATTACTCAATTTATGAACGAGGATGCTGTTATTGAATATGATTTATATTATACAGGAGATGCTGTAGAGGGTACTGTTACAATTGCTGATGGTGTTCCAACATTTACACCAAGTCAAGCTGTTAGTTTATAATTTTTAAGGGCGAGGCGAATAAATTAATCGCCCGTCCTTATTTTTTTAGAATAGGAGATAAAAATGGAAGATGAAAAATTTATTCAATTAGAAAAAGATAATATTTTAAGAATTGGAATTAAAGATTCAAATGGAAATCCTACAGGAGAACATTTAGAATTTGATTTAGAAGACATTGAATTACCAATAAAATATAAACAACTTTTAATTGAAGATAAACAAAATAAAAAATGGTTTAGAGATGAAACATTAATAATTGATAAAAGACAAGATGTTAAGGGAGAATATTTAAGCAAGAATGAAGAAGATAGAATAAAAGCAATGCAAACATTTTTGAAAAAAGAAGAAGAAACATATAATTTATTTCTTGGAGAAAATGGAGTAAAAAAACTATTAAATGGTAGAAAACTTGGATGGACTTCTTTAGAATCTATTGATAAATTAATTGAAAAACAAATTTTACCTTATTTAAATTTAACTATGGATAATATTTCCCAGAAAATAAAAGAAAGATATAGTAAAGCTGTTGAAAAGACTAAAAAGGTATTAGAATAATGGATGATTATCCTGAATATGTTAAGGTAAATGAAAAAATATATAAAATAAATACTGATTTTAGAGTTGCAATAGAGTGTAATAGAATTGCAGAAGATATAAAAATTGGAGATTTTGAAAGAGCACTTGCTATTATTTATTTATTATTTGGTGATGAAGGATTAAATGATGTTGAAAATCATCAGAAATTAATGGAACTTGCTAAAAAATATTTATCATGTGAAGAAATGAATAATCGTAATGAAAATGATAAACCTGATATGGATTATATTGAAGATAAAAAATATATTAAAAGTAGTTTTAAATATGATTATCAATATGATCCTTATTCTTTAAAATATTTACATTGGTATGAATTTTATAATGATTTAAATAATTTATCAAATAGTGAATTTGGAACTTGTTGTATTTTAAATCGAATTAGAAGTATAAGAAATTACGATACAAGTCAAATAAAAGATGACAAAGAACGAAAAAGAATTGAAAAAATGAAAGAATATTATGCTTTAAAGAAGAATAAAAAAGAGGAAAACTTAACAAAAAAACAAGAAGAAAGTATGGAAGAATTAAATAAATTACTTGGTTTATAGAAAGGAGGTAATTTATGGACGGATGGGTAATAATTGGATCAGAACTTGATACGAAAGATTTTAATCAACAATTAAGAGAACAGCAGAGAAAATTAAAGGAATATGAGAAAGAATCAGAAAAACTTGTTGATCAAAAAAGTAAACTTGAAATAGATATTTCTGATGGCGAAGCTGGAATTGAAATATATAAACAACTTGCAGAAAAAGAACTTGAGTTTGTTAATAATGAAGAAACAAGAAAAGAAATGATGCAACAAAATGAACAAGTTTTAAATTTATTAAATTCAGGATTAGAAGCAACAAAGAAAGAATATGAAGAAATAAATAAAAAAATACAGGATAATGTTGTTAAAGAAGAAGCATTAAAAAATGAAATTGATGAAACTAATAGAAAATTAAAACAATCTAAAATGTATGACGATATATCAAAAAAAGTTGATAGTATTGGAAAATCAATTAAAAAAGTTACTAAAGATATAATTGGTTGGGGACTTGCTATTTTTGGTATAAGAGGAGCATTTAATTTTATCAGAAGTTCTATGAGTACATTATCTCAATATAATGAAGGAATTAAAACAGATCTTGAATATATCAGATTTGCACTTGCAAGTTCTATGCAACGAGTAATAGAAACTTTAATTCAGTTAATGTATAAATTATTGACGTATGTTGCATATCTTGCTAAGGCTTGGTTTAATGTTGATTTGTTTGCTAATGCCAGTGTAGGTGCATTTAATAAAGCAAATAAAAGTGCTAGTGCATTAAAGAAAACTTTAATGGGATTTGATGAAATGAATGTTTTAAATGATAATGGTAGCGTTGGAGCATTAGGTGGATTGCCTAGCATGGATTTGAGTAATTGGCAAGGTGTTGAGATTCCAGAATGGTTAGTATGGATAAAGGATCATGGGAATTTAATTAAATTAATTTTAGAAGCAATTGCAGGAGCAATATTTGCTATTAAATTTAATTTAGGGTTAATTGGATTTGTTGGATTAGTTACAATTATAGATGGAATAGTTAGATTAATTAAAGATGTTAAAGAATATTTACAAGACAGAACATGGTCAAATTTTGCAGATATTTTAAGAGATATTGGAGAAATTTTAGTAGGATTTGGAATTGTATTTGGATTAACTACTCCATTAGGACAAATTTTAACAGTTATAGGTTTAATAGTTATTGCAATAGGTGATTTAATAAATAATATAGATAAATTAAAGACATTTATTGATAATCCAAGCTGGGGGAATTTTGTAGCGATGTTAGACCAAACGCTTGGAAGTATGGGATTAATAGGATTTGCAATTAAAGAATTAACAGGTTTAAATTCAGAACTTGCTAAAGAAACTGATGGATTAAAAGATGCTGAACAAAGACTTGAAGACCAACGAAGAAAGGTCAATAATGCAACGGATGATTATATTAGAGCTGTTGATAATGCAACTCAAAGAACTAAGGAATTAAAAGAAATTATTAAAAAATATGGTGTTAGCGAAGAAGAATTAAATAAAATAATTGAAATTGGAACTGATGATTATGCTAAATTAAATGACCAACAAAAAGAAATATTTAGAGCATATAATAATAATAAAGTTGCACAAGATAAATTAACAACAGCAACTGAAAAATTAAATGAAGAAAAAGAAAAAGAAGGAAAACTTGCTTTTGATAATGAGTTAAAAGTTTTAAGAGAAGCAGGTGCTTATGATGAATATAAACAAAAAATAATGCAAGCGATGGAAGATGGAAGCTTAAGCACAGAGGAAGCACGAGACAGAATAAAAGATGCTATGGTAGGAATGGATGCTCAAAGTAAAGAAACTTTCTTAAAAGATATTCCTGACAATATTAAATCCGGATTAGAGCCTAGTAAATTTCAAACTGCTTTTGAAAAATTTAAAAGAGCATGGAATGATTTTATATTAAAATTAAATACAAATATTCATGTAACAGCGAGTGGAAGTTATTCAAGTGGTGGTGGACGTGGATTTGCCAAAGGTGGAATTGCTTATTATGAACCAATAAAACTTGCAAGTGGTGCTATTATTAATCAACCGAATCGAGGAGTGCCTATAACTCAAGCTCGTGGCGGTGAAGCTGGAGCTGAAGGTATTTTACCTTTAACAGATGAACAACAAATGGCTATACTTGGTAGAAAAATAGGCGAGAATGTAGTTATTAACTTCACTAACATAAATAAAATGAATTCAAGAACTATAAGTCGAGAATTAAAAACTTTTAATAATGAAAGCGATTTTGCTTTTAATAATTAGGAGGTAAAATATGTTTTTAGATATAAATAGTATAAAAATAAAAAAACCTAATGGAACATATATTTCATTAGGAAATTATAATAATGCTGATATCAACAATGGAGAAAAACCAATTTCTTTAATAGTAGAAGCAAAATATGGTTATTATAAAGTTTGGAGCTCAGATAGTGGACGAAATCTTGCTGGAACACAAAGTGGAACATTAATTGGCATTTTTCCTAAAATAATAATTCAATTTAGAAAATTAAATAAATCAGAATTAGAAACAATAATACCAATATTAGATAGTTCTCGACAAATAGTTAGTTATTATGATCCTTTTAAAAAAGCACAAATAGAAATAGAAACTTATACTGGAGATTATGAAATTGATAATAAAGGAATTGTAAGTGGTGATAATAGAAAAAATGAGGCTTTTAGTTGTTCATTTATATCAGTAAGGAAAAGGGGTTGATTTTATGAGACTACATACGCCTGAATTTAAAGAAAATATAAAATTATTTGGTCGAGAATTAAATAGTAAATTAAGTTATACAATTGATGGTGTTAATTATGAGTTAGGGAATGAAGACCTTAACTCTATAACACCAAATTTTGAAAGTTCAATATTAAAATCTGCGATGCGTGGATTAAGAATTGATAGTAATGTTGAAATTCCAGAAAAAACAATTATAAATTATCAATTCGGAGTAAAAGTTCGAGAACAAGAAGATTTAATTGATGAAAATGATGATGGATATGATTATATTAATTTTGGAGATTACATTATTAAAAGTGTTGAAAAACAAGAAGATACAAATAGTTATAATATAATTGCTTATGATTTTATGCTTAATGCAATGAAAGATTATACGATACCATTAGATATTACATATCCTATTTCAATTCGTGATTACATAAATACAATTTGCGAACGTATTGGATTAGAATTTAAAAATATAAATGATGAATTTGTAAATTATGATAAAGAAATTCTAAATGAATTATATATTGATATTGATGGCAATAGTTTGGGATATACATATAGAGATATTTTAGATGAATTATCTGCTGTAACGGCAAGTATAATTTGTATTGATATAGAAACAAACAAACTTAAAATTCAATATATAAATAATACAGAAGATATAATAGACGAAGAATATTTAAAAGATGTCAACGTTAAATTTGGTCAAAAATTTGGACCTTTAAATACTATTGTATTAACTAGGAGTGGTGATAGTGATAGTATTTATAAAGAAAATGAACAAAGTGTTGCATTAAATGGACGACATGAATTACAAATAAAAGATAATCAAATTATGAATTTTAATGATAGAGGAGATTATGCACAAGCAATTTTGAATAAATTAAATGGCCTAGAATATTTTATAAATGATTTTCAAAGTACAGGTATTTGCTATTATGATGTATGCGATAAATATGGAATACAAATTGGTGAATATGTTTATCCTTGTATTATGTTTAACAATGAAATAAATATTACACAAGGTTTAGAAGAATCTATTTATACAGATATTCCAGATGAAACAAATCTTGATTATAGTAAAGCAAGTAAAGATGATAGGATGTTAAATCAAGTTTATGTAATTGCTGATAAAGTAAATAAACAAGTTGAAACTTTTGTTGGAAGATTACAAACAATAGAAAGTACTTCGGCAGATAATGCTTCTAAAGTTGCAACATTAGAAACATCAGTACAAACATTACAAACAGATACATATACTAAAACAGAAATTAATCAAAAATTAACAGATGGAAGTGTTACAAAAGTACAGACAATAAGTGGAATTTTTGATGAAAATGGAATGACTTATGAAAAAAGTAATGCTCCTTCAAAAACAACTATTAATGAAACAGGTGTAGGTACAAAGAGAACAGATGGGAGTAACGATTATATTTTATTTGCCGGTTATGTAGATGATAATAATTCACAATATTCTGATTATAAAGGACAAACGATAGTTGCAACCGAAAATTTAATTGTAAAAAAATATTTAGTAGTTGAAACACATAGTAGATTTGAAAATTATGAAAATGGCACAGGTTGTTTTTATTTAAATTAGGAGGTAAAAATGGCAGGAACAAGAACTTTTACAAATGCAAGTGATGGTAGATATGGAGCAAATTATCCTCAAAGTTTAATAGTTAGTTGGGATGATTATGATATTGTAAATAATAGAACTTATGTTAGGATTACTTACCAAAGATCAACAACAAATCCGAGTATATATGGTAATTATGGATATGCGAATCCTTCACAAATTAGTATAGATGGAAATCAGGTTGCGACCGCTACTCCTTATTCGGCACATAATACTCAAGTAACGCAAACTTTATGTACTTGGGAAGGTTGGATTTATCATGATAATGAAGGAAGAAAAAATATAAATGTTAGTGCAAGTTTTAGTTCTTCATCTTCGAATCTTCCTAGTGGTAGTGTTAGTGGTAGTGTTGATTTACCTACTATTCCTAGAGCTTCAACTATTGTAGTACCTGATGCAAACATTGGATCTGGAACAACTATTTCAATTAATAAATATGTTAATTCGTTTGCAACAGAATTATATTGGAGAGTTCATGGAGATAATAATTGGAATTTAATTGCAATTACAAGTGAACCAAGTTATGGTTGGCAAGTACCTACAAGTTTATATGAAAGAATCCCAGATTCTCCAAATATAGTTTGTGATTTTATGGCTAGAACAAAGTCCGGAACTTCTATAATTGGAGATAAGACAACAACAGCAACATTTACCGCTACAGGAAATCCAATAATTAATAGTGTTGATATAATAGATATTGATGAAAATATTGTTGAAAATTTAACAGGAGATGAAACTAAACTTGTAATGTATCATTCAACTGCAAAAATTAGTATTGATGCATCAGCACAAAATAGTGCAACAATGAGCAGCGTTAAAGTTAATGGAAATAATGCGACATATAATTCTACAAGTGGAAAATGGGAAATTCAAATTAGTAATGTTAATACAAATGAATTTATTGTAGATGTTAAAGATAGTAGAGGATATCCAAATCCTTCAAATCCACAAACATATTTTGCTACTAAAATTAATTATATTCCACTTTCTATAAATACTAGTATAAACAGAAACGAACCCACGGATGAAATAGTAAATATTTCTGCTAATGGTAATTATTTTAACGGAGATTTTGGTTTAGTAAATAATGAATTAATTTTTCAATATAGATATATAGAATATGGTGGAAGTTATGACCCTGATGAACAGGATTGGCAAAATTTAACTCCTACTATAAGTAATAATAGTTATTATTTAAGAGAACAAATTTTAAATATTGATTATACTAAACAATATGAATTTCAAGTTAGAGTATTAGATTTATTAGAAAGTAAAAGTATAATTGGTATATCAATTCCAAAAGGAAAACCAGTATATAATTGGGGAGAGGATTTTTTCAATATTAATGGAGAATTACGAATAAATGAAGTTGCTTTGAATTTATATCCTATTGGCTCAATTTATATGAGTGTTAATAATACTAACCCTAGCACTTATTTTGGTGGAACATGGGTTGAATGGGGAACTGGACGTGTCCCTGTTGGTGTTAATATAAACGATAGCGATTTTAGTACAGTTGAACAAACAGGTGGTAGCAAAGCACTTCAAGAACATACCCATAATGCTAGACTTAATAATAATGGAAATCATAAACATCAAATGCATTTTGGAGGAAATGCAGGTAGTGGAACAGGAGATACAATTTCTGTTGCAGGTTCTTATTGGGGAGATGATGATGGTAGTATGACAGAGGGAGAACATGACCATGGAGGAATAACTGTTGATAATGCTGGTAGTGGTAATAGTGGCAACTTACAACCATATATAACTTGCTATATGTGGAAAAGAATAAGTTAGGAGGTGTTTTATGGAAAGAATCAAAAAAATCAGCAAATATGTAGTTAATGGACTTAATATGATAAACGCATTGCTTTTAGTTCTTGCTCCAATTTGGAATTGGCAAGTTGATAACATAACTAAAACAATCGTGGGTGTTGCTGGAGTTATTAGTCTATATCTTGTATCAGGCAAGTTGTTTGAAGAAAAAGAAGAGGTTGAATAAATCTCTTTTTTATTAAAAATATATTTACATTATATAATAAATGTATTATAATGTATTTATAGGAGGTTAATATGAAAAATGTATTTGTAAACACAGAAGAAAGTTTGGCTTTATGGGAAGATTTTCAAAAAGAATATGTATCGTTAGATGAAATTCTTGATAAATATGATGCTATGAAAGATGTTATTTCATTTTTAGAACGTGAAGTCGAAGATTTAAGAAATAATGATAGTTAGGAGGTGAAGTGATGACAGAAACAATTATTTTAAAAGTTAGTAAAGAATTTAAAAAAAAACTTGAAGAAGAAGCAAACAAAAAAAATATAAATTTAAGTTCTTATATCAGGATGATTTTAAGTGAAAGAGATAAAAAATGACAAAAGAAGAATATTTAAAAAAACTTGAGGTATTTAAAGATTTTAAATTTTTTGAGGAAGATCATCATTATGAATTTAAAGGTAAACGAGTTGGAATCTCAGTTACAAGATTAATTGAAGATTATGCAAATGAATTCCAACAACAAGAAATGGCTGAAAGAGTAGCTATTAAAGAAAACAAAACAACGCAAGAAATTTTAGATGAATGGAAATATAAAAATGACTTCGCTTGTATAAAAGGGAGCACTTGTCATGAGTTTGTTCAAAGTTTATGGAGTCAAGAAACATATGAACAGCTAATGTTTGACAATAGTAAAGAATATCTAGAAGTTGTTGAAAAAATAAAACAACAAGCAATTAAATTTAGAATGGATTATGAAGATAGATTACAGCATTTAAAAGATGAATTAATTATTGGTAGTGAAGAATATGATATTGCTTCAGCAGCCGACCATTTATTTATTAACAAATTAACTGATGAATTAGTATTGGTTGATTATAAAACAAATTCTTATATGTCAGGTTATAATAAAAAAGCATATAGTAAAAAGATGAAAGTGCCCTTACAAAATTTAAATGATGACTCGTTACATCATTATTATCTGCAATTATCTATTTATAAATATTTAATTGAAAAATATTCAGATCTAAAAGTAAGTGAGATGTTTATAGTATATTTAAGTGAAAATATTGATAATTATAAAATTATAGAAATACCTTATTTAGGAAAAGAAGTTATTAAAATATTGGAAAATAGGAGGGTTAAAAATATGAAAAGTGTACCAGTATTATTAATAGGAAAATCAGGAAGTGGAAAGTCAGCAAGTTTAAGAAATTTTAAGAAAGAAGAAATTGCAATTGCCAATGTTTTAGGAAAGCCTTTACCATTTAAAAGTGATTTAGAAGCTCCAAAAGTTGATGATTATAATATTATATTAAAAGCAATTCAAAATACAGATAAAAAAGTTATAGTTATAGATGATGCAAATTATCTAATTACAAATGAGTTTATGAAAAATTCAAGTATTAAAGGTTATGATAAGTATAATGATATGGCTAATAATTTTTGGAATCTAGTAAATGGAATTAAAAATATAGATGGTGGGAAAACAGTTTATCTAATTATGCACGAAGATACAGATGAATTTGGAAATATAAAACCAAAAACAATTGGAAAATTATTAGATGATAAATGTAATATTCAAGGCTTATTTACAATTTGTATTCGTTCAATGTATGAAAATAATAATTATATTTTTAGATTAAAAACAAACGGACAAGACTGTGTTAAAACTCCAATTGGAATGTTTGAAGAAGATGAAATTGAAAATGATTTAAAATTAGTTGATACAAAAATTCGTGAATATTATGAATTAGATAAGGAGACAAAATAATGATAAATCAAGTAATGTTAGTGGGCAGAATTGTTACAATTGAAAGTATTGAAAATGAAGAAATAAGAAAAGCAATTGTAACAATTGCTGTTAATAGAACTTTTAAAAATCAAGATGGAACGTATGATACTGATTTTATAAATTGTATTTTATTTTCAAATGTTGCTGAAAACACAATTGAATATTGTGAAAAAGGAGATTTAATAGGAATTAAAGGAAGATTAAGACAAGGTGTTGAAGATTCCAATTTAGAATTAATTGCTGAACGAGTAACATTTTTAAGTACAAGTCAAGGCTTAAAAAACAAAGAGGAACATAATTATGAAAATAATGAAGAAGAAAGCGAGGAAGAATAATGAAAAATAAATATGTAATAGGGCAAAAAATAAAAATAAAAAAAGATTTGGATAAAATAAAGAATTTTGAACATGAATATAATCCCGCAATGAAATTCTATGAAGATAGTATACAAACAATCGATGGTGTATATGATACTTATTTTACAATTGAAAATTGTAGCTTTGATTGGGATTATAGAGCAATTGAAGCATTTAAATTTAAAAAAGATGATATTCAATTTGGAGATATTATAACAACTAGAAATGGTGAAAGATATATTTATGCTGATGAACATTTATTTGGAGAAAGTTCAAGTTATTATTTAGATTGTTGGGATTGTTCAGATTCTTTTAAAAATGATTTAAAAAGTGATGATTGTGATAAAGATTATGATATTATAAAAATTGAAAGAAATAAAGAAGTTATTTATGAAAGAAATGATGAAATTAGAGAAATGACTTTACAACAAATAATTGATGAACTCGGTTATGAAGTTAAAATTGTTAAGGAGGAAGAATAGTTATGAATTTTAATAAAGATTTATTTGCAAAAAGTGAAGCTAGAGAATTTGGAGAATTTGAAAATTTAGAACTTGGAGGACATGAACTTGTAATAATGGATGCAAAGGAATATACAAGTGATATAAGTGGAAATACAAGTTTAAGAATATGTGTAGATACAACGAAAACTGATATTCAACCCGAATTCTTTATGAAACAATATCAAAATAATCCTAATGAAGATAAAGCATGGCCTAATGGAGCTATTAGATATTTATCATTAAAGGATGAACAATTGCCCTATTTAAAAGGATTTATTACAGCCCTTGAAAATTCAAACAAAGGATTTAAATTTAATACAAACGGAACTTGGGAACAATTAAAAGGATTAAAAATTGCAGGACAATTTGGACTTGAAGAATTTAAAGATAGTGAAGAAAAAACCAAAACAGCAACTAAATTAATTCAATTTAGAAGTATAGATAAATTAAAAGAAATTACTATTCCAAAAGTAAAATTATTAGATGGTAAAAGAGTAGATTATGATGATTATATGGAATTTTATGTAAATAAAAATGAAACACAATCAACATCAGAAATTGAAATTGATGATTCAAAATTACCATTTTAAAAAGCAACTTAAAAAAGTTGTTTTTTATATTTTTTTATTTACAAAATAAAATTTTTTTATTAAAATATCATTATAAGGAGGTAAAAAATGTATATATTTAAAGAAACAGAAAAAGCAAAAATTTTGCAAGGAAGAACTATTAAATATTTGGCAGAAAAAAAACTTCATATTACTACTGCTTATTTATGTCAAATATTAAGTGGTAAACGTGGATGTTCGATAAGACTTGCTAATGATATAGTTCAATGTATTTCTATGAGTGCAAAAATTGAAGATTATTTTGAAAAGAAAGGAGGCTAATAATGACAGAAGAAAAATTGTTTTCAAAAGAAACATTTATTGAATTATTTAAATTAAGTGAAATCGACAGAATAGCTAGACAGGATGAATTATATTTAATTGCTAAAAGTTATGGTTTAGCAAATAAATTTAAAGAAAGTCTAAAAAAATATGAGAAAATTTTTAATGATAAAATGCTTGTGGGTTCAGATCTAAAACTTCCTAAATGTAAATATGATATTGAAAATTATAATATGGGAAAATATATTTGCAACAAAAATGGTATAACCGATAGTAAAAAAGATTATAAATTTTCATACATTCCTGTTTTACCGGTTGAAAGATATATTAACGAAGAAACAGGAAAAGAAAAAGTAAAAATTATATTTTATAAAGAAAACAAATGGCGTGAAATGATAGTTGATAAAAGTCAATTATCAATTAGTCAAAAATTACTTTTATTAAGCGATGATGGACTTGATGTTAATTCTGAAAATGTGAAGTATTATATTAATTATTTTAATGAAATTATGAATATAAATGATATAAAAAAATTAGATAGTATTTCACATATTGGTTGGAAAGATAATTTATTTATTCCTTATGATAGTCAAGGAATCTTTGATGGGGCTGATGAATTTAGAAATATTTATAAAGCAATTAGTAGTAAAGGCGATTATGAAAAATGGAAAGAAGTTATTTTTAAATTAAGAAAACACAAAGTAATTAAAATGCTTATGGCAACAACATTAGCAAGTCCTTTACTTGAAAAATTAAATATACAACCTTATATGGTTAATCTTTGGAGTAGTTTATCTGGCAACGGTAAAACTTTAAGTTGTATGGTTGCAATGTCAATTTGGGGAAATCCAGATGTTGGTGCTTTAAGATTATCAAGTAATAATACACAAAATTATTATACTGTAGTTGCAAGTTTTATGAGAAATTATACTTGCTATTTTGATGAATTACAAATTGTAAAGAAAAATAAATATTTAGATTTAGAAACATTAATTATGGATCTGTGCAACGGAACTGAAAAAGGGAGATTAAATAAAAATAGTTCTGCAAAGGAGATAAAAGTTTGGTTTAATAATTTTTTATTTACAAGTAATGACAGTCTTGTAAAAGAAAATGGTGGAGAACAATTATATAATAGAGTTATTGATATTGAAATAAGTGAAAAAATAATTGATGATGGAAAAGAAATTGCAAGAATTATTAAAAATAATTATGGATTCGCCGGCAAAGAGTATATTACATATATTCAGAATCTAGAATATGATACAATTTTTAAAAGATTTAAAGAATTATTTAATGAGATTCTAGAAAAGACAAATGCAACTGATAAACAAGCAAATTCTCTTGCTAGTATATTACTTGCAAACGAACTTGCGAATCAATGTATATTTAAAGATGATTATATTTTAAAAGTTGAAGATATAATTGAATATGTAAATGATAAAAGCGAAATAAGAACTTCCGTAAAAGCAAAAGAATATATTATCAGCACAATAAATGCAAATCAAAATAAATTTAGAGAAAATTATTATGGAGAATGTTGGGGAAAATTTGTAGAAGATTTCCAAAATAATAAAAAGGTATATAGGTTTGTATTTAATACACAGATTTTATGTAGAGAATTACAAAAAGGTGGATTTGAATTTAATTCAGTAAAAAAAGAATGGGCTGAAATGAAATTTTTAAAATTGAATTCGCAAGGAAGATATATTCATAATACGACAATTAATCAAGAAAAAGGTAGTTATGTAATGCTAATTTTAGAATAATAACTATTAAAATATATTATTTTTAACTTAAAAATGCTCGCAAACCTTTGGTATGAAAGCGATGTAACAAAATAACACATTTTTAGGGTATACACTTATATATATATAAAAATATTTTTAGGTTTTATAAATATGCATATATATGTATATATGTAAAATGTGTTATAGTGTTATATATGTATTTAAAATATATATATTATAAGGGTATATATATATAAATATATGTTATATTATAGTTATAATAATGTTAGTTAATATGTTATTATATATATATAATAATATATTAACTATACTATATATATATTAAAAATCCTTATAAAATAAGGCTTTGAAAAAGATTTTTTTTAAAAAAATTATATAATATATTTACTTTATATAAAAATCATAATATAATAACTTCAAAGGAGGTATATGAGAAAAGGAGAATTGGAAATTTCTGTTCTATGTTGCATATTATTAAAACCTGAATTAATGGAAGAAGAAATACTTGAAGATAAGTATTTTCAGAACACTCAAAGAGTTTGGCAATTCATGAAAGCTTTCTATAAAAAATTTAAATGTTTTGATATAGAGTTAATGGCTAGGGTTTGTGAAGATAATTATAGACTTATGAATTATGTAACTGTAATTTTAGATTCTATAGCAACTCCACATAATTTTGAATTATATATGAAAAGATTAATGGAGAAGTATAATGAGAGTGAAAGAGATGAAATAATTATTAGAAAAGTATTTCAATATGCCAATGATTTATATTTAAAAAATATGACAACAGATGAATTCAAGAAAAAAGTAGATGAAATTTATAAAGAAAGTAAGGTGATTAAAAAATGGGAAGAGATATAATTGGTTTAGTTCTACAAAGTTTAACTTTAATATTTTTAGGATTAAGTATGATTTTTCAATCTTTATTAAAGAAGAATGATGAAAAGATTTTTGATATTATGAAAAATCATTTAAATTTAATTAATGTATTAAATGAAAAAATTAAAATTTTAGAAAAAAGAATTGAAGAATTAGAAAAAAAGAACAAAAAAAGTCCTAAAACTACCGTTAAAAACGTTTCTAGCAAATAAAATTTTTAAGATAGTATATTTATATTAATTTAATAGTTTTGTTCGAGGAAATCAAAAATTTAATAAGTTTGAGATGCAAAAAGTGAGGATTAAGAGTTTAGTTAAAATAAAAAAATATTAGGAGGTAAAAATGAAATGGAATATTTCACCATTAGATGAACAAGAAAGTTTAATTCATATTGATTATTTTAAAAAGAAAATAAGTGTTTATACAAATAGAAAATCAGTAGGAGTAAGATTAGAAAAAAAATTAGGAAAACCATCAAGAACATTCATGAAATTTGGAAAAATTGATGCAGTTGAATATACTAGAAATTTATGGGACAAAGATGTTGCGAAGTTTTTTTCTAAAACGCTTATAATTGGAAATTTTCAAAAACATGAAAGTGAAGCAATTAAAAGTGAGGAAAAATAAAATGAATTATGATGCATATAGTGAAGTAATAAATGGAAAAAATACTTTTAAAACAATAGCGAAATCAATAAAAAATGGTGGAACAATTGGAATTGGTTGGACAGATGAACGTGGAAATCATTTAGATATTATTTTTAAATTAGGAATTAATATTTATGGTGGATTTCAAAGAAGAATAAAGGATAATTATTTATTTGTAAGTATTATAGGACTTAATTCTATAGGATTTTTACCAGATGCTCCAAAAATGGGGGATTATATTCAAGAAAAACTTCAAATTTATGGAGAATGTGGAGAAAAAATTAAGGAACTTATAAATGGAGTAATAGGAGAGTTAAGAAGATGAAGAAAATTGAATTAACTGAAAATTTAATGAAAAGAATTTTAGAAAATGAAGTGCCAGAAGTAGGAGTGTTTATTAGTATTTTAATATATCAGTATATAAAAACAACTACAATGACTAAAAAACAATTTTTAAAAAGCTTAAAAAATTCTTTAAGAGACATTGAAAAAATAATAAAGCAAGGAGAAAAAAATGAAAATTCGGATTAGAAGCCAGTCTAGAAAAAGCTTAATTAGAGTTCAAGGATTGACTATTAATGAATATAAAACTAATGATGAAGAAAATGACGAAGTTATAATTGAGGATGTTGATACCTATATTGTTTTAGGAAAATATTCTAAAGAAAGAGCAATTGAAGTTTTAGATGAAATTCAAGGATATATTAATTGGCATAAAGAAATGAAGTTTGATATATTTGAAATGCCAGAGAAATAAAGGAAATATAAATGAAAACAATATTTAAATTTTTACTAATAACTATAATAGTTTTTTTAATAATAAAATTTTTAAAAAGTATAAATCATTATGATAGCATTTGCTATTTTATTTCTTATTTTATAGGTGGAATAAATCTTGCAATAGTTTTAAAGGATTAATTATGAATATAACGAATTGTAGAAACTGTGGTGCTGTTATGGAATATAGCAAACAATATTATGGAAGTATGTATAAATGTCCTTATTGTGGAACAGAACACCATATTGATCTACTTGGAAGAGTAGAAGAATATAAAATTAAATTTACTTGGCAAGGTAAGTTGATTGAAGCATATTTAAGTAGTGTTAGTGCTGATTACCCGACAGATAGTTTTAGAAGTATAGATGGAACAATTAAAACTAATTTTGTAGGTAATCCTATATTTACATTTGAATTTATATCGATGAATATTGAAAATCTGTCAGAAAAATAATCTTGAAAAATAATAAAGAATAAGTTATGATTTAATTAGAGGTGAGAATAATGGGAAAAGTTTTTACTGCTAATGAACTCATACAAAAATGTAGATGGTTAGTAAATGAAGTACCAAATATTTATCATTCAGAGGATGGAACTTGGTGTACTCTTCATAATGGACGTTGGTGGATGGACTGCGTCGTATCTATTAAAGGACTTCTTTGGGGATTTGTAGGTGATATTCACAAAGATAGAGGTGGAGCAACTTATTTATCAAATGGTGTTGCTGATTTTACAGCAAATGGTGGAATTGATTATTGTGATGATGCAAGTCGAGATTTTAATAATTTAGTACCAGGTGAATATTTATGTATGAAGGGAACTAAATATTCTCATGCAGGTATTTATCTAGGGAATGGAAAAGTATTTGAATGTACAACTGGATTTGGTGCAAATAAATGTATAATTTCAGATATTGATAAATATGGAAATCGAATATACAATGGAGTTAAAAATATAGCAAAATGGACTTGGCATGGAAAATTAAAATATATTGATTATAAAGATACAACTTATAAAGAAAGAGTTAAAGAACTACAACATATTTTGAATAAACAATACGGATGTGGACTTGCAGAAGATGGAAGTTTTGGACCTTTAACAGAAAAAGCATCTTTAAAGAATTATTTGTATTTAGGTAAGAAAGCTCCAATTCATGTTGGCTGGATGCAAACTAGATTAATTGAAAAAGGTTATTCTTGTGGTGCTCATGGAGTCGATAACTCATTTGGTTATGATACTAGAAATGCTTTATTAAGATTCCAAAGAGATCATGGATTAGTTCAAGATGGTTATTGTGGAAGCGCTACATCAAAAGAATTAGTAAAATAAGGACATTTGTCCTTTTTTTTATTGAAAAAAATATAAAAAAGTATTTACTTTTATATATAATGTATTATATAATATAAATAACTTTTATATAAAAAGAGAGGGTGTGAAATGAATATATATAAAAGACAAATGAATGAATTAGGTTTAAATATAGACCAATATTCAAATATGGTAGATATACCAAAAAAGATAATAAAAAAAATGATTAATGGAAATGGGGAGGTTGTAAAAGATATGGAAATTAATAATTTTTTAAGAAAGAATATGTTTAATAAACATCAAGAAATAGAAAATAACAAAGAAGAAAAAAAAGTAGAAGCATTAAAATTAAAAACAGAAATTGTAAAAAATAGTAGAAATGTAAACAACATAAATGAAGAACTATTAAATTGGTATAATAATTTTGATTTCAAGAAATTTATAAAAGAAAATAAATTAACAATAAAAGAAGTTTCGGACGGAACAGGTATTCCAAGAGGGTCAATTAGTTATACAATTAATAAAATTTCTATTCCTACGGAAAACCGTATTTTAAAATTAAAAAAGTTTGTGGAAAGTTTTAAAATTACAATAACGCCTGACGAAAGAACTGCTATTGTAAGTGAAGAAAGCATTATGAAACCATTTGAAAGTGTAACTGTAACAGGAACTGCTAAAGTATTTGATATTCCTGCTAATAACGAAGATATTATGAAATTAGATAATGAAGAAATTTTAAGAAACTTATTAAAAGATAGACTTACCGAAGAAGAAAAAACTTTAATTAGAATCTTCGGTGGTAAAATATAAAAATTAAAATAACTAGAAAAGTTATTTTTTAAAAAAAAGAAATATGGTATATTTGTGTCAAGGAGATAAAAATGAAATATAAATTAATTATCTGCGACACAAGGGAAAAAGGAAATAAACACATATTAAAATATTTTGATAAAGTAAATCAAGATTATATAATTAGTAAATTAGATGCAGGCGATTATATGATTTATAAAGATTATACAACTATAATCGATAAGAAAGATGGACTTTTAGAAATAGCTGGAAATTTATGTAATACAACAGAACATGAAAGAGTGAAAAGAGAAATTCAAAGAGCGAAGGATCTAGGTTGCAAAAATTTTATATTCTTAATTCAAGATGACAAAATTAAATCGATTGAAGATATTAAAAATTGGAAGTCATCATACACTAAAGTTAAGGGCGAAACTTTACTTAAAATTATGAAAACAATGCAAGAAAAATATGATGTGAAATTTATAATCACAAGTAAAAAGAACATTGCAAATAAAATACAAGAATTGTTAGGAGTAAAAAAATGAAAAAAGCAATGATTGATTATATACAAAAGAAAAAAAATGATGAATTATATACTCCAGAATATGCCATAAAACCTTTGATAAAATATTTACCTAAAAATAAAATTATTTGGGAATGCACTGATTATGGTAATAGTAACATAACAAAAATATTAAAAGAAAACGGATATGAAGTTATTACAACTCATAAAGATAATTTTGATTTTCTTAATGATAAACCTAATTTTTATTTTGATATGATTATTACTAATCCACCATATTCATTAAAAGATAAATTTATAAAGAAATGTTATGAATATGGAAAACCATTTTGTTTATTACTACCTATAACCGCTTTAGAGGGTATCGAAAGAGGCAAGTTATGGAGAAAATATGGCATAGATCTATTAGTCTTTGACAAAAGGAATGAATTTATGGGAAAAAGTTGTTATTTCAATACAAGTTGGTTTTGTTATAACATATTACCTAAACAGCTTATATTTGAGGAGTTGATAAAATGAATAATAATTTAATAGCAAAGATAATAATATTTATATTGATTTTATTAATGGTATTGGCGGTGATGGTTAGGTGAAATCACAAAATGAAATAGCAAAAGAAATAGGTATAAGTAAAAGTTATTTAAGTGATATTTTAAATGGAAAAAAGGGATGCGCACATTGGTTAATGCAAGAAATTTTAAAATATTATCCTAATTTAAAAAATGATTTTAAATTATTAAATCCTAGATATAAAGTAGTAAAGGATAGTGATTAATATGTTTGAAGTATGGGCAAAAAGAAAAGACACAGGACAATATGAATTTATATGTAGTTATCAAGATTATGAAAATGAGAAACATAATAGTATGTTGGATGAGTTAGACAACGGAGAATATGACGAGGCAATTATTTTAAGAGATAAGTTTTATGTATTAATGAAGATTTATGAGAAAGGAAAAGTTTTGAGGAAGTGATTAAGATGTTGAAAATAAAAGATAATGTTGATTTAAAGGAATTAGAAAAGTTTGGATTAGAATTTTATGAGTATGAAGAAGATGGATTAAAATATCAAAGTTATATGTTAGATGATTATAGTACACAAATAGTTGTGTTAGATGAAATTGAAGATATACCAAGAGGACATATTTATAATCCTGAAGAATATGCAATTTCTTATGATGCATGGGATAAATTATATGACTTAATAAAAGCAGATTTAGTAGAAAAAGTGGAGGATTAGATGGATAAAAATTTAGAAAAATTAAAAATAACTATTATACAAAAATTAATGAGTAATCAAAATAAATTATTAAATAAGCCTCTTATTATTGGTTATGATTTATCAGAAAAAAAAGACCATTCTAGTTTAATTGTTGGTATGAAACGTGGAAAAGAAGAATTTATGATTATTAATGAGTTTTATGATGATGAAGCAGATAAAATATATAAAATGTTAATGGGTGTTAATAATTTTGAAGATTAGATATTAGGAGGTTATTATGATAATAATTAAAACAGTTGGTGAAAACAATGCAGAATTAACAGTAGCACCAAAAACGCCACATACAACTATGTTATTAGGGATAGAAATGTTAATTGAGGCATTAATAGAAGATAGTAGTGCAAATTTAAACATAGATGATGTTTTAAGTGATTTAAAAAGAATCTATTTAAGAGATAATGGAGGCAAAAATGACAAGAGAAGAAATAAATAAAGTATTTGATTTTGTTAATTTAGAATTAAATAGTTTAAATGATTTTTATTTTAAGATAAATTCTAGTGGAAATATTGATGCTTATTTTGTAAATCAAAAAGGAAAATTAGAAATATTTGCTCAATTTTACACCACGAGAATATTAAATTATTTGAAAAAAAATGAGGTTAAAGATGAAAGATAAATTATTAGAAATAATAAATCATTATGGCATTGATAAACAACTAAAATACATTCATAGTGAGTATTTTGAATTAGACGAAGCAATAATTGTTGATAATTGGTCAAAAGATATTTTAAATGATAAAGAATATAAAGAATGTAGAAAAGATAACATAGAACATATAGCAGAAGAACTTGCCGATGTAATGGTTATGTTAAAACAATTTCAATATTATTATGAAATATCTGATGAAGAGATAGAAAAGATTATGCAAGAGAAAGTTGATAGACAACTTGAAAGGATTAAAGATGAAAATAGATGATTTAAAAGGTTGTTTTGCTAATGTTAATGATGACCTATTATTAAGAGAAAATGGTCTTTTATATGCTGAAAATAAGGAATTAAAACAAAAATTAGAAAAAATTAAATTCTTAATAGAACAAAGCGACATAAAAAATATGTTATGGGGAAAAGAAATATTGGAGATAATAGGTGAATCAAATGATTAAAGACAAAGATTTTTTAGAATATCAATTTAAAAAAAGAAAAGAATACAAGGATTTGTTAGGATTTATTAATTCAAAATATGATTTATCAATTATTGTAAAAAAATATATTGTAGGAATAGAAGATATATTTATAGAAAAAAGAAAAATTAAAATTTCATCTGCAACTTTATGTGACATTTTACAAAAATTAATTGAAGAAGAAGATAAAAGAATTGATTTATATATAAAAACAAATATTGAAGATAATAGGAGATAATGATGAAAGAAAATAATGAATTAAATTTAGATGTAAAAGTAAATACTGATGAATTAGAAAAAATGGCAGATTCAATGGAAAGAATTGGTGATGCTATGCCTAATTTAGTAATTAGAAATAATCAAAATGTTTATGTAACAATCAATAATTGGACTAATACAACTGATGATAAAGGATTAGAAATAGATGATTAGTTTTATATTAGGATTAATGATAGGTGGAGTAATAGGAATAACTATTATGGCATGTTTACAAATTAATAAATAATTAAAAAGGGCGTTTGGTTTATAAAGGAGAATCTATTGAAATGTATAAAGTAGAAATTGAAACTAAAAAAGGAATAATTACAATTTATCTTGAAAATTTATTTACTTTAGAAAAAGAACTTATCGAATATGAGGATTATGCTAAAATCACAGCAAAAAAGTTGATAAAGAAAGATTAATTATGATATAATTATTTTGTGGTGCAAGCCATGTTGATGTTTTTCTTTTTTATTTTGGAGAATAGGATATATTTTTAGTCCTCCTATTCTTTTTTCTTGCAATTTTATTGCAAAATTTTTACAAGTGTGAGATAATTTATTTGATAAAAAGAGGGTGGCTATTATGAATATAAATCCATCTTGGAAGTATATAGATGTTATGTGTAGAATATGGACGTTAAGATCTGAATATCAGAAAATTTTAGCGTCTTTTTATTATACAAAAGACAGAAATGAATTTATAAGAAAAGTTAAAAACCAAATTTATTGTTTAAAATTTAATGAAAATAGAAAAGATGAAATTTGGAATCTCATGAATTATGTAAAAGAATATAAAGGAGAAAACGAATATGAGAAAAATATTGAATTTGATGATTGATTATTATAATCTAAAGGGTATTGATTTTATGGGCTACAAAGTAAGTAAACATAACCCTTATACTTTTCATCATATTTTAAAAAGATGTCATGGTGGCGATGAAACTTTAGAAAATGGAGCGATTTTGACCAAGGTTTCACATCAATATTTACATATCATAGAAACAAGGGACTTAGAAGCTTATAATCAAATAAATAATATATTAAAACAAATTAATGAACAAGGATTTGCCCCTCTTGAAAGACAGATTTTGGCTATTGACTATATTTTAAAAATTTTCGAAGAAAAACATGTTTCAGATCTATCGGCTAAAGGCAAGATATTAATACGAAAGGAATTTTTAAAAAGGTAGTTAGACAATTTATATTATTTATGATATCATTTTCTTGGAGGGAATAATGGAAAAATTAAAAATTGAATAAACACATGTTGTGTCTATTACAAAATTATAATATAATATAATTAAGGTGATAGATAATGCAAGAAATATGGAAAGATATTAAAGATTTTGAAAATATGTATCAAGTCAGTAATTTAGGTAGAGTTAAATCTTTGCCTAGAATTATAATGAGGAAAGATGGCAAAAAACAAACAATAAAAGGACAATTTTTAAAAGGAAGCAAAGATACAAAAGGTTATATACAAGTTGAATTAAAAAAAGATGGCAAAAGAAATATAAAAGTTATTCATAGACTTGTTGCATTGGCGTTTATTCCAAATGTAGAAAACAAAGAACAAGTAAATCATATTGATGGAAACAAAGAAAACAATTGTACTTCTAATTTAGAATGGTGTACTTGTCAAGAAAATATACAACACGCATGGAAAAACGAATTAAATGTTGCTAGTTATGGAGAAAATCATCCTAATCATAAATTGACAGAAGAACAAGCAAGATACATAAAAAATAATTATATTCCTAGAGATAAAAAATTTGGCGCAAGAGCATTAGCAAAAAAGTTTAATGTTTCAACTGGACCAATACAAAATATTATTCATAAGAAAGGTTGGAAAAATATAAATGAAAGATAAATTAAATGTTGAATATGTAGATATAAATTTATTAAAAGAATATGAAAAGAATGCTAAACTTCATCCTCAAGAACAGATTGAACAAATAAAAAAAAGTATTAAAGAATTTGATATGATAGATCCAATAGGAGTATGGAAGGATAATACTATAATTGAGGGAAATGGAAGATATAAAGCGTGTAAGCAATTAGGAATTAAAGAAGTGCCTATTATACGTTTAGACCATTTAACAGACGAGCAGCGAAGAGCTTATATTTTGGCTCATAATAAATTAACTATGAATACTGATTTTGATATTAAAATATTAAATGAAGAACTTGATAATATTTTGAATATTAATATGGAAGAGTTTGGTTTTGATTTAAATATAAATTTAGATAATGATGCCGAAAGCAATCCATTAACTGATGAAAAATATACAACAAAAGTTGATATACCACAATATGAAATTACAGGCGAAGAACCATCTATTAACGAATTAATTGATGAAACAAAAAATAATGAATTAATTGATAAAATAAAAAAATCAAATGTCACAGAAGAGCAAAAAAAGTTTTTAATTAATGCAGCACATAGACATAATGTATTTAATTATTCTAAAATTGCCGAATATTATGCTCACCAAGATAAAGAGATGCAAGAGCTTATGGAGGATAGTGCATTGGTTATTATTGATTTTGATGATGCTATAAAAAACGGTTATGTTCAATTAAAAAGTGAGATTTTATCTTTAGAGGAACAAGAATATGAAGATGAATAAATTTGCTGTTTTTATTCTTTCACATGGTCGAGCAGAAAATATTATAACTTTAGAAGCATTACAAAAGGGCGGATATACTGGCAAAACATATATTATTATTGATGATGAAGATAAACAAGGCGAATTATATAAGAAACTTTACGGAGATAAAGTGATTGTTTTTAGTAAAAAAGAAATGGATGGAACGTTTGATATTGGTGATAATTTTGATGATAGACGAGTTGTTGTTTATGCCAGAAATAAATGCCATGATATTGCTAAAAATCTTGGATTAGATTATTTTTTAGAACTAGATGATGATTATAATCAATTTTGTTTTAGATATGAAGATAATAATGTATTAAGAAAAATTGATTGTACTAATTTAGATAAATTATTTGAAAAATGTATTGATTTTCTTGATGTTTCAGGAGCTTATGCTATTGCGTTTGCTCAAGGCGGTGACTATATAGGTGGTGTAGGCTCAACAGCTTGGCAAAATAAAATACTTCGTAAAGTTATGAATACATTTTTTTGTAAAACTGATAGACCATTTAAATTTTATGGTAGAATTAATGAGGATACAACAATGTATACAGTATTAGGACAACGTGGTTATTTATTTTTTACATTAGGCGATGTCATGGTAAATCAATTGCAAACTCAATCAAATGCTGGAGGACTAACTGATATTTATCTTGATAAAGGAACATATTATAAAAGTTTTTGTTCTGTTATGTTCTCACCATCATGTGTAAAAGTTAGTTCGATGGGTAATATATATCGTAGAATACATCATAAAGTAATTTGGAATAATTGTTGCCCTAAAATATTAAATCAAAAATGGAAAAAATAAAAGGAGGTGTTGATATGACTAAAATGGGAAGACCTATGATAGAAATAGATAAACAAAATTTTGAAAAGTTATGTTCAATGCAATGTACTTTAGATGAAATTGCTGGATTCTTTAATTGTTCGCCTGATACGATAGAAAATTATTGCAAACGTACTTATGAAACGACTTTCTCGGATATATATAAAAACTTTTCTGCAAAAGGAAAAATTTCACTTCGTAGAAGTCAATTCAAGATAGCTGAAAAGAATGCAAGTATGGCAATTTTTTTAGGTAAGCAATATTTAGGACAAAAAGATGTTGTTGAAGGAACTATAACTAATAATGGAATTTTAGATGAGTTGACGGAGGCTTTAAAAAATGTCAAAAAAGATTGACGAAATGTTAAATCCAAAGCAACTCGTCTTTTTAACAGGAAAAGATAAACGTATAAATTTACTAACTGGATCTGTTCGTAGTGGTAAAACTTATATTTCATTATTAAAGTGGGCTATATTTGTTGGAAGTATGCCTTTAAATGTTGAATTCTTAATGACAGGAAAAACTTTAACATCGTTAAAACGTAATTGTCTAGGGTTATTACAAGATTTAGTTGGCTCAAATAATTTTAAATTTAGTATAAGTCAAAAGAGTGGAATTTTATTTGGAAGAACTATATGGTTTGAGGGTGCAAATGATGATAGAGCCGAAAGTAAAATTCGTGGTATGACTTTGGGAGGTGCTTATGTAGATGAAGTAACACAGATTCCAGAAGATTTTTATAAGATGTTGCTTTCTCGTTTATCAGTTAAAAATGCCAAGTTGTATGGTACGACCAACCCAGACGCGCCTAATCATTGGGTAAAAGTTCAAATTATAGATAACGAAGAAATAGATAAAAAAGTTTGGAACTTTACTTTGGATGATAATGTCATTTTAAAGAACGAAAACGAAGAATATTTTGAACAATTAAAAAAAGAATATATGTCAATGGGTGGAGTATTTTATGAACGTTTTATTTTAGGACGTTGGGTACTTGCAGAAGGATTAATTTATAGGCAATTTGCAAATAATAAAGAAATGTTTATAAGAGATAAAGCAGTTGATAAGAATGGAAATAAGATTAACTTTTTAATAATATCTATTGGAATAGACTATGGAGCAACACAAGGTGAAACAGAATTTAAAGCGACAGGAATAACTCCATATTTTAAAGAAGCATGGTCAATAGATGAAATGAAGTTAAGTGGATTATATGCTCCAGAGCAAATGTATGAAAAATTTGTTGAATTTTATAAAAGAGTAGTAAATAAATATAGTAAAGTCACTCATGCATTTGGAGATTATGGTGCATTAGGTCAAGTCATTACTTTTGGTTTAAATAGATATTTACAACAGCATGGAATACCATTAAAGGTACAAGATTGCATTAAAGGTCAAATTATTGATAGAATATATATGGACCAAGTTTTATTTGCACGAGGTAGAAGATTTATCTTGAAGGAATGCAAATATTTAATTGAAGCATATGAACAAGCAGTATGGGATGAAAAAAAACCGGATACACGTTTGGATGATGGTACTACACCAATAGATGATTTGGATGCTTCAGAATATTCAATGTTTCCTTTTTATGATAAACTTATGACAGATATAAAAGGAGGTTAGTATGAATGAAAATGGTAGATGGGTAACAATGAACGGAACACATGTTTTTATTAAAGATGGACAGTCGCCAATGGATGCTTTTATTAAACAAAAAGGTGGAAAAAAAGATATAACTGTTGATTTATTAACAGAAAAAATATATAAAATAGAAGATTTTAAAGATTTAGAAAGAGATGAATTAATAAAAATTCGTGATGAAGTAACAGAAAAAATTAATTGGTTAATGACAAGTGAATATTATGATAGTAAAAAATTTAAAATCCTGAGTGCTAATGAAAAAAAACTTAATAAATTAATATTTAAATAAAAGGAGTTGATAATGTGAAATTAGAAGATTTTTTGCAAAAGCAATATGGATATAATCCAGAAGTGAAAGGAAATATTAAGACATATCTTGAACAGTGGAAATCATGGTATAAAGGAAATGTCAGATCCTTTCATAATTATTTTATTTATAATGGAAATAGTAAAAAGAAACAGCACAGATATACCATGAACATGGCAAAAGAGATAAGTGAAGATTGGTCAGATATTTTATGGAGTGAAAAATGTAAAATATCCATGAAAAATGATGAATCTCAAAAACAATTTGATGATTTAGTTAACGAGTTAGATGTTTATTGCCTAATTAATCAAAGCCTAGAAAAAAGTGGTGCTTTAGGAACTGAAGCCGCTGTTGTTAGTGTTTATGATTTAGTTGAAAATGAAGATACAATGGTGCTTGATATAAGTGAAGCTAAAAGTAGAATAGATTTAGTTGATGTTGATAATATTTATCCGTTAACTTGGAATAATAAAGGAATAACAGAATGTGCTTTTGGAAGTGTTGAATATAAAAGTGGAATTAAGTATGTAATTTTATCAGTTCACAAGATAGCAGATGATGGAAATTATCATATTTATAATCATTTATTTAGAGATACAAATGGAAATTTAACTGAAATTACAGAACAAATGGATACAATAAAAGATTTCAATACAGGATCAGATGCAAAATGGTTTGCAATATTCAAACCTTTATTAACAAATAATTTATTTAATAATAGTCCATTTGGAATACCTCATTATGCAAATGCTATTGATAATTTAAAGGCAGTAGATATTTGCTTTGATGAATTGAAGAATGAAGTTAAAAATGGACGTAGAAGAACATTTGCACGTGCCGATATGTTTAATTATGATGATGGAGAACAAAAGTTAGTGTTCGATCCAAATGATGTAACAATTTATCAATTGCCAAAAGATGCAACAAAAGATGATTTAATTCAAACTGATGCTGATGATTTAAGAACAGATAAACAAATTGAAACATTAAATACTAATTTAAATATTTTAGGAAGTAAAGTTGGATTTGGTGAGAATCATTACCATTTTGATGGAACGAATTTAAGTACAGCGACAGCAGTTGTAAGTAGTAATAGTAAATTGTTTAGAAGAAAGAAAAAACTTGAAGTTGGATATGAAAGTGCAATTTATGATTTAGTCAAAGGATTATGCTATGCATCAAGCAAATTTGGACAATATAATATAAATACAGAGGATATGGTTGTACAATTTGATGATTCTGTAATTGAAGATAAAGAATCCGAAGCAAATAGAGCAATGCGAGAGGTAAGCGCTAGTTTATTAAGTAAAGTTGAATATAGGATGAAGATTTTTGGTGAAACAGAAGAAATAGCAAAACAAAAAATTGAAGAAATAAAAAAAGAGGACCCAGATGTTCAAACTTTACTTGGAACGAAGAGTCAAATTGAAAACTAAAATTTGCTATGTTATAATTTAAATGAAAATAATGAAAAGAAAGGGAGAGTGATTTTATGATTTCATTATATAAAATTGAAAATACAAAATTAAGACCAGATGGAGATTATATAAGTGTTGAATTAAGAGGATTATCGACAGACGAAAAACCAGGTGAATGGGATGGTAAAAAGATTGATAATGGATCTGCGTTTATAGAAATGGACACAAAAGATATTTATTTTTATGATATTGAAAGTGAAGAATGGAAGTAGGTGTAAAAAATGGATATACCAAGCTATTTATTAGGAAAAAAAGCAGGAGGTGGAGGTGGAACAGTTAATTTACAAGAAAAAAGTGTAACGGTAACAACAAATGATACACAAGATATTACAGCAGATCCAGGTTATGATGGTTTAAAAAAGGTTGCTTTGACTACTAATGTTCAACCTGATTTACAAACTAAAAATGTAACCATTTCATCAAATGGTACACAAACAGTTACAAATGATATAGGATATGATGGCTTGTCAAGTGTTGAAATAACAACGAATGTAAGTGGTGGAGGAACAGTAGAAGTAGAAGAAAAAGATGTTAATTTTTATGATTATGATGGGACTTGTTTATATTCTTATACAAAAGATGAATTTCTTGCACTCGAAGAAATGCCTGAAAATCCAACACATGATGGATTAATTTCTGAGGGTTGGAATTGGAATTTGCAAGAAGTTAAAAATTTTCTTTCTCCAAGTTATAGAAAGTATTTTGATATTGGTCAAACATATAGACCTGATGATGATAAAACTAGAATTTATATAACTCTTGACGATGAAGAAGCATTAGACCCGTATTTACATTTTTATAACGGAGATAGTGAAATTAAAGTAATTGAATGGGGAGATGAACAAACAGATACAATAACAACAACAGGTACTTTTAATATAAAACATACTTATTCAAAAAAAGGAAATTATATTATTAGAATTAATGGACGAATATATTTTGGTGGTGGTTCTACAGACTCTATATTAAACGACGGTTCTACTAACACTGACCAACACGTAATTTATCTTAATACCATAAAAAAAATAGAATTAAACAGTTCTTCATCTGGGAATACTTATGGCTTTAGAAATTGTGCTAAAATGGAGAGCATAATAATTCCAAAGAGAAGTGTTAATGGTAGTCCTTTCACAAATTATAATTTTATAAATTGTTATAATTTAAAATTTGTAGTTTTACCTTATAAAGATAGCAATTATAGTTATGGATATAATATGCGTTCGGCTTTTCAAAATTGTTCAAGTTTAAAAAAAGTTATTTTTTCTGGAGAAATCAATACCATTTATAATAATTTGGCAAATTGTTTTCAAGATTGTATTAATTTAAAAAATCATTATTCTCCTAAAGTAAGTGGAAATACATTTTATGGTTGCCGAAATTTAAAAAATGTTGAAATAAATGATTTTTATTCAGGTAATAATAGTTTTCAGAATTGTTCAAGTTTAAAAAATGCAAATTTTATTCAAAATTTAACTATGAGTGGAATTTTAAGTCAATATTGTTTTTCGAATAATTTTAGTTTAACTAATTATAAATCTTATATTCAAATTACGAGTATTGGAAATTATTGTTTTCAAAATTGTTTTTCAGTGAAAAAGTATGATTTTAGCAATAATACAAGTATTCCTACTTTAGGTACAAATGTGTTTTCAGGAATACAATCAGATTGTAAGATAATAGTACCTGATGATTTATATGATGATTGGATTGTTGCGACAAATTGGTCAAATTATGCAAGTTATATAATAAAAAAAAGTGATTGGGATGCATTACAAGAAAGTTAATAAAAAGAATCTTACAAAGCCATTCGTGGCTTTTTTCTTTATAAATGGATATGATATAATTAATGTGGTGATAGTATGTTAAGTGATGAAATAATTGAAAAAGTTATTGAAAGACTTATAACAAGGATTGAAAATGGAAATGAATATATATTAGATGAAATTGGAAAAAGTATTAAAAAAATTGGCACTCTTAATCCAAGTACAGCAAATAAAATAGTTCAAATTTTTAAATATGGCGGAGATTATGACAAAATAGTAAAAAAAATATCAGAAATAACAAAATTAAATGTAAAAGATATTCATAAAATATTTGAAGAAGTTGCGAAGAATAACTATGAATTTGCTGAACAATTTTATAAATATAGAAATAAAAAGTTTATATCTTGGGAAGAAAATACTACATTGCAAGAACAAGTAAAAGCAATTGCAGATATAACGGTAAAAGAATATAGAAATATAATGAGAACACTAGCATTTTCAAAAAAAGTAAATGGAAAAGTTGTTTATACAAAATTATCAAAGGTGTATCAAGATATTTTAGATGAAGCTATTTTAAATGTTTCTCAAGGAAAAGATACATTTCAAAATCAAATGTATAAAAGTATAAAAGAACTTGGAGAAAGTGGAATCCGAACGATTGATTTTGAAAATGGTCGGAGTATGAGATTAGATAGTGCTGTAAGAATGCATTTAAAAGCTGGTATTAGAAATTTACATAATGAAATTCAAAAAAGTATAGGAGAAGAAATAGGAGCAGATGGGGTGGAAATTTCAGTTCATTTAAATCCGGCTCCAGATCATGAGCAAGTACAGGGGAGACAATTTAGTAATAAAGAATTTGAAAAATTTCAAAGTGATAGACGTGCTGTTTCTTATGATGGGGTAGTATTTGAGCCAGAATTTAAAGGACACGATAGACGTTCTATAAGTCAATACAATTGCTACCATTATACATTTAGTATAATTCTTGGAGTGAATAAGCCTCAATATTCAGATAAAGAACTAAAAGAAATAATTGAAAATAATAATAAAGGATTTGAGTTTGACGGGCAGCATTATACTAATTATGAGGGAACACAACTCCAAAGACAAATAGAACTAGCTATAAGAAAAGAAAAAGATAAACAAATACTCGCAAGAGCAAGTGGACAAGATGATTTAGTTCAAGAAAGTCAATTAAAAATAACTCAATTAACAAGAAAGTATAGAGAATTAAGCCAAGTTAGTGGATTACCTACAAAGATGGATAGAATGAGAGTAAGTGGATATAAAAGAATTGGAATAAAAAAATAACTTGTATTTTTTTTAAATATTTAATATAATTAAATTGATGTGTGAAATACAAAATTTCGACACATTAACCCCCTTATATCAACATATTATGTTGCTGAAAAAACTGTGAATGTTTTGAGAAAAAAAGAATGGTAGATTCGTTCTTTTTTCTTTTTATTTAAAAAGTGATATAATTAAGTTGTAAGAGTATCAGAGAGGGAATTAAAAATGAATGAAATAATAGTGGCCATTATTAGTGGGTTATGTGTTGCGATTCCATCAATTATTGCGACAATATCAACTAACAAAAAGAACAATGATCTTGTTTTATATAGGATAAATGAACTTGATAAAAAAGTACATGAACATAATAATTTAATTGAACGTATGTTTAATGCAGAAAAAAGACTTACTGTGCTTGAAGAAAAAATAAAAGGATAATTTAAGATTATCTTTTTTTATTTACAAAAATTAACAAATATGTTATAATATGTAGTCAATTTAAGGGGGGGAAATGGAAACAATTAGTAGAAATGTCTATTATTTTGATTATTCACCAGAAAATTATAATTATATAATGGCAAGTAGATTATTAAGACAAAGTGAAAAAAATATTTTAAAAGATATAATCGAAGGAAAGACAGTTAAAGAAATTGCTTCAAATTATAAATGCAGTGAAATGACAATATGTAGACGTAGAAAAAAAATATTTGAATTAACAAAAGACTTAATGTAGTCTTTTTTTTTTATACTTAAAATGTTATTATTTGTTATTAAAAGTTTTAATTGTTATAAGTTGTTATTATTGCGTAAATTCTTCAATTTACTTTCAAAAAAAAGTATATATTATATAAATGTGAAGGAGGAAATATGATACAAAAACTCAGAATTAAAGAAGTATATAATGATTTTGTAGAAAGTGTTAAATTAACAGATGAACAAAAGAAAATATTAGACATGTTAATAAACAAAGATGGTATAGTTAAGATAAGTATGGAAATTGGTGTAAGTGAAAGAACTATTAGTAATGAAATAAGGAAATTGAAAGATTTATATAATGATTATGTATATTTAAAAATGTGGAAAGCTATGTTACTTTTATAGCTTCCTTTTTTTTGCGATATTTAAAACTTTTAAGAATCTATAATTTAATTATGAAAGGAGATAAGGAATAAGAAATAAAACTCTTATTATTTTATCTTCTTTTATTAATTTAGGAGGAAATATGTATCAGAATCCATATATGAATAATTATTCACAAAATTTTAATCAACAAAGTATGAATAACAGAATAGATAATCAAATAGCGCAATTGCAACAAATGAAGGAACAAATGAAAAACCAACAACAACCAGCTATAAACCAGACATTTCAACTTGCTCCAACACATCAAGGTGGAATGAGATATGCAAATACTATTGATGATGTAGGTAAAGAAGTTGTTTATGCTGATATGCCATTTTTTAGTAAAGATATGAGTGTGGTATGGATTAAAAACAACAAAGGAGATATTAAGGCGTACGAATTAAAAGAAATAATACCTTTAGATAGCAAAGATATACAAATACAGTATTTACAAACTCAAATAGAAGAATTGAAAGGAATGATAAAAAATGAATCCAATGCAAATGTTTCAAATGATGATACAAAACAAAATGCAACAGATACCACAACAGATGATGGGACAACTAGAACAACAACTAAAAAGAGTAAATCCACAAATGTTTAAAAGATATCAAGAAGCGAAGAAAAATAATAATCCAAATGATTTATTAAATGAGACAATAAATGGATTTAATCCTAATCAAAGACAACAATGGGATAGTATGATGGGAATGTTTAATAATGGTATTAACTCAAAATAGAGTTGATATAAAAAAATTATAGAAAGGAGAGAAAAGATTTATGAATGGATCACAAGGTATAACCCCTACAATCGAATTAGCTACTACTAATGGAAACAATGGATTTGCTTATCCTTATCCAGTATATCCAATGAATGGTGGCGGATTTGGTAATGGAAATGGTTTTCTAGGTGGTGATGGAATTTGGGCAATTTTACTATTCGCATTATTATTTGGTAATGGTGGATGGGGAAATGGTGGTTTCGGGTTCGGTGGCAACGGATTTGACAATGGTTATGCTTGGTTAAGTAATGGTCAAAAAGAAATTATGAACAATACCAACAATGGATTTGACACACTTCATTTAAGTAATCAAATTGAGGGTGTTCGCGATGGTGTTTATGGACTTTCTAACCAAATGTGTAATAGTACAAGCGACATCGTTTCTGCAGTAAATGGTGGATTTGCAAATGCCGAAGTTGCCGACAATGCTAGACAAATAGCAAACATGCAACAAGCATTTAATTCACAAATTTCAACACTTCAAGGATTTAATGGACTTCAAAAATCACTTGATAGTTGTTGCTGCGAAAATCGTTTAGGTATTGCCAACTTAGGTTCTGATATTGCACGTGAAGCATGTGCTACAAGAACAAATGACACACAAAATACTCAATCAATACTAAACGTAATTAACGGTGGAATTCAGTCTATAAAGGATGAAATTTTCAGAGATAGAATAGACGAAAAAGATTCTAAAATTGCTGATTTACAAAGACAATTATCTATGGCTGATTTAAGAGCAAGCCAAACAGCTCAAAATGCATTTATTTCAAATTCATTAAATAACGAAATTGATTTAATGTATAACCGCTTAGTCAACTGCCCTATTCCGTCAACACCAGTTTATGGACGTACACCAATATTTACATGTCCAGCAAATAATGGATGCGGATGTGGTGGATACACTACAAGTCAATTTATTTAATAGCATAGAGTAGAATACTACACGCTCGAATACGAGAACTTGCTAATTATTCCAATAAAGTGGAATAACTTTAAGGATAGGC